GAATTTCCTTTCGGTCGGGAGAATTTCCGTCAATATGCTCGGCTTTAAATCCCAACGTTTTCAGAAAACACGTCATACGTTCCGAAGTGGAAATTAACGGCAAAAATATAAGAGTCTTTCTGTCTCTCGGAATGAGCTTTGCTACTTCCTCCAAATATGGGTCTATCGCCGAACCTAAATCGTCCGCAGAAAAATCTCCCGCAGTGGTTTTTACGCCTTCAAGCGAAATTTTAAGCGGCATAGTCTTTATCAGAATCTTCGATAGATAGCCCTCGTTAACGGCGTCTCGAATGGAATATTCGTATGCTATGTCCTCGAAAAATTTTCCCAGACTCTGTTTGTCGCCCCTATCGGGAGTCGCCGTCACCCCTAAAACTTTCGCTATATTAAAATATTTTAATATATTTTGATATGATTCGCTCAAAGCGTGGTGCGCCTCGTCAACGATTATTGTGCCGTAGTGGGACGGCGCAAATCGGCGAAGTCTGGAATCTCGCATAAGCGTTTGAACCGAAGCGCAGGTAATGGGGTCGGACGTGCCGAGTGAAGTGGCGTCGCCTTTCTCGAAAGCGCAAGTAAGCCCCGTGGCCGTAAGGATTTTATCCCGCGCCTGTGTAAGAAGTTCCTCTCGGTGGGCGAGAACAAGGGCTTTGCCCCCGTTCTCCAAAGCACGTTCAGCCACCTTAGCGAAGCACACGGTTTTACCCGTGCCTGTCGGCAGAACGAGCAATGTCTTGTCGAATTCTTCCCACGATTTGAATACCGAATTTACCGCCTGTTCTTGGTAGGGTCTAAGCTTCATCGCGTATGACTCCTTTCCCGTAGTCGGCAATTAGAATTGCGTCCGCAGTTTTCAAGGTGGGTTTGAGTTTCGGGTATCGCATAGCCGCATATTCCCGAAGCTTTCGTTTGCGTTCGGAATATTCGATTCCGCGAATGCCCGAAAGACCTTGTTGCCACTTTTGCGGGCGCACCATTCTGAAAGGAATTCCCAAGCCGAACAGCAATCCGAGAATCGTGCCGTAGGATTTTCCGAGAATAAAAGAGCGCGAAGCGGGTTGCGGGCGTCCGCCTATATATCCCGTCACTTCCTCGACAAATGTTTCTATTGCCAATCCGTCGTCGAAAGCCTTTCCGCGAGCGTATATAAGGTTGTCCGATAGTTCCGCGATACTCCCGATAGGAGAGGCTTTCGCCTCCCCGTTCGGGTATATCACGCAAATACCTCCGTTGACGCCGCTATCAATTCCAACGATAACCGTTTTCATTGGCGTCTCCTTCCGTATCTATTACGTTCATCGCCTCTCCCACGGCTCGTGTCAGAGCTATTCCGTGTTTGAGCCAATCTTTGGCGGAGTCTTTGCTGACTTCCCACATCGCGGAGAATTTTATGTTCTCGTCGATTTGGTCGCCCTTGACTCCGAAGAACTTTACCAACGTATTCAGCGAAACCTTTTCGGCGTTTCCGCACCCCCAGATTTGCGCTATGTCAATGAAGTTCCAGTTCAGAAAGCGTCCTTGGAATATCCTCGGGACGATTACCCGATTCTTCCAAGAGCGTCTAACAAGAAACGGAATATCCCAGTTGCGAGAGTTGAACCCGACGAAATTACAATCGGTGTTCTCCCGAAACACATTCCAGAACTTTCCAAGTAGCACCGATTCGTCTTCGTCGTCGATGACTTTGCAGAGCATTCCGTCCCTCTGGTAGGCGATTGCAAGCACCCGCCCACTGAGAGGCGAATTCGGGGCGTCCAGTAGCCATTCCTCCGCTTTCCGTGCCTTCCATTCTTGAATTTTCGCTGAATCCTTGTAGTTAGCAGGAGCGTTGAATTCAGGTTGCAAGTATAGGATTTCATCTTTCGGAAGCCCTCCCGTGCCGATATTGAGTATGATATTTCTCACGGTAAACCTCCTTAAAATAGGTCTTCGTCGTCGCTGTCGGACGCCGTAGCGGTGGTTGACGGTGAGGATTCTTCGGGTTCGAGATACTCCTTGATAACGTTGCCATCGTAGAGTCTTCCGTCCCGACTTTGCCATTTCTCGACGCCGAGTTTTGCTTTACCACGAGAACCGAGAACGGAATCCCATTTCAGCGTTCCTCGGTCGCCGTGCTTGCGCAGTCCTACACAAGTGAAGAATTGGCATATCTTCCACTCGCAGGAACGCAGAAGCACCAGATTCTCGCGTAGCGTTGCGCTCAATCCTTCTTTGGTTTCGCACTTCAACGCAAGTTTCGCCATATAGTCGCCTTTCTGGGTTTTCGTCCTTTGAAAGTCCGTAACCGTAAATTCGACTATTGTGTTTTCTGGAAGAACCGTGAATTCCTTGCCCTCGTTTGCGAATTCGGAATTCCAATCCAATCTGTCAGTCTCGGTAGCCATTATTCAGCCCTCCCGTTCTTGATTTGGGATTCGATTTTCTCCCACGATTCTTCCGTAGCCACTTTCTGCAAGACGGCGTCCGACAAGTCGCGGTAGGTCTGTTCCTCAGTTATGAACGCTTTTTTCTTGGCGTTTTTGCCTCGGAAATAGTCGTTCAATTCCGCTTCGGAAATACCCGACAATTCCATCGAAGTCTCGAGAAGCGTTATATCCGCCTTACGGGTATCAGATATTTCCACGTTGCCCCAAGCCTTGTCCTCGTGAGATTCTGGGGCTTTGGTGTCGCCTATGGGTATGAATATCTTTGCAACCGTCTTGAACTCGAACGGCAGAACTCCCGATAATCCCCAACGGTTCTTTGCATCGCAAAATGTCGTATGTTCCGTATAGAGAACTCGCTCTTTGCCACCAACGGCTTTCCCCTTACCGTTCGGGTCTGAAACAACTGTCGTGCGGTAATTGGCAAACAGAAGTCCGTCTGCCCATTCTTTCAGAAGCGGGGAAACGCCTTTGGAGCATTTCAGCTCGTAATGGTCGTATGAGCCGCTTTCTTCGGGAAGTTCGAGCTTCTTGATTGTCGAGTGTGCAAGCACTACAACGTGCATTCCGCTATTTTGCAGAGCGGTAAGCTTGCCGAGCATACGGGCGAATTCCTCTGCCAAATACTGGTAGCCCTTGCCATAGCCGAAATCTTCAAGCCCAGTCTTTTTGTATTTCTTGCAAAGAGACTCTACACAAAGCCTTTCAGCCCAGTCTGCTGTATCGACGACCAACGTTTGGAATCCGCTATGGTCGGCGATAAGTTCGTTTATTGTGGAAAGAAAATCCTCCCAAGTTTCGAGTTCGGCAACTCTCTGAATGTCCAGATGTGCCGTGCCTCCCTCTAAGTCCACGAAGATTGGCTTCGGGAATTTTGAAGCGAAAGTGGATTTGCCCACACCCTCGCAACCGTAAATTACTCCCTTTTGGGAGCGCGTTAATTTGCCTGCGTTGATTCGCATACGTAATCTCCAAGTCTGCAAACTCCGCGACCAGATATTGCCTTGAATTCGGGCTTCGGCAGATACGGCGAATTTGCCCAAGTGAGCGGCTTTGTCTTCCTCTTACGCAGGGGAATCAATGTATTGCCGTTCTCGTATTCGAGTACCGAGCTTCTCAACACAACAATGGGGCTACGGGGCTTCCCGTTCGGACCGCGAAGCAATTTCAACTTGTGGGCGCTGACTATCTTTCGGACATACGATTCCGCACAATTCCAACGGATAGAGAGGTCTTTTACGTTGAACGCCTGTTTCCCGAACGTGTCGCCTATGCGTTCCGACAAATCTTGGAGCAGACAATTCTGAACTCGCACTATTTCTTCGAGTCTGGAAATCCTGTTCGTCAATTCTTCGATGTCGCTTTGTGGCTTCATTGCCGTTTTTTCTTCTGGCGCATTTCCCAACAGCGACTGCAAAAGGTTAAAAATTCTTGGTGAAACGCGGGAGTTCTTTTTTGTTGTTCAATCCGCAATCGCACCCAACGGCAGGGAACAATTCCCTCCCTCTTATTGTTCCCTTGATAACTTTATATGAATTAGCGACTTGTCTCATAAGGGAACACTTAGACTGTCCAAAATGCCGTTTTTAAGTGTTCCCTCGAATATACCCTCTACAAAACTCCGTATTTTTGCTAAAATCTCGGGTGAAGTGCTTCCGTTTGTAATTGATAATAAGAGAATAAGGAGAAATATTTTTACTTTTTCAAAAAACAGTTTGACACTTTTGAAGTTCCTCTAATACGATTTGTAGCATAAAGTTTGAACAATGACTTTCGTTCACTCTTTTATGTCGGCATTCGGGAAACCGTTTACCCACTCAGTCGGAACAGTTTTTTTACCGAATTGAGCGAGCGCGTCGAAAGGCGCGAGACCACCTCCTTTTTCGTTCCGA